ATGTCAGCCGGGGAGTTGTCGTCATCATCGTCGAAGCCGTTTTCATCGATGAGGTCGGCGATAAGGGCAGGAATGCGGCGCATAAGGGCGTCGGCGGTATCGGCTTCGGCCGACAAGCCAGGAAGGCTGCTGCTCTCGACAAACCACACGTCGGCTTCCGGATCGCGTGCGATTTTCACCACGATCTGCCTGCTCGGCATAGGCTTATTCCCCTGTTCAGCCATGGCACTCACCTTCGTTTGTACCCGCATTGCTAAAACACGCAAGCGGCATCTTAGGTCCCAAGGCTCTAACAAATAGTCAGTGAAGTTGACCTTTTCCAGGCGGGCGAACGCCGCACTGGTCACCTCGGCGTGATCGCCAAGCCCCTCTGCACATCCGGAGACAACATGAAAATTCTTCTGATCGCCTCGGCCTTGGCCGCGGTGTTGTCCGCGTGCGCGTCTCGCGACAAGACCGATTGGGCCGGCGTCGCCTACGGCACGAAATATATCGTTGAAGGCGAAAAGCGGTGAGGCTCGTTCCGAACTGGCGACGCGTTCTCCGGTACGCGTGGTCTGTCCGCCTGCTGACGATCGCGTTCTTCCTCTCTGGCCTCGAGGCGGCTGTGCCGTTCCTCGATGGCGTCCTCCCCATCCCGCGCGGTGCATTCGCTCTTCTCGCCTTTCTGGCGACCGGCGGGGCCTTCGTTGCGCGCTTGATTGCACAGCAGAGCGTTTCCGGAGCAGATGAATGAACAAACTGAAGAAGAAGGCTGCCGTGGGCGCTGCTGCTGTGGCGCTGATCGGTGGCTTCGAAGGCTTGCGCCTGAATGCCTACCCTGATCCAGCAACGAGGGGGCCGCCATGGACGGTCTGTTTCGGATCCACCCATGGTGTGAAGCCGGGAGATCGTCACACGCTCGATGAATGCAAGGCGATGCTCAGTCGTGATCTTGAAATCTACGCCAACGGCATCGAAAGGTGCGTGAAGGTGCCGCTGCCCGACACCCGATATGTGGCGCTTGTGTCCTTCGCCTACAACGTTGGCGTCGGTGCCGCCTGTAACTCCTCTGTGGTGCGCAACATCAATGCCGGCAACCCAAAGGCCGGCTGTGACGCGCTCCTCAAATGGAATAAGGCGGTCGGTGTTGTCTTCCCCGGGCTGACAAAGCGCCGCGAGCGTGAACGGCAGTGGTGCTTGCAGGGGACGGACCTGTGAACGCCCTGGCGACCGCCCTCGGCATCAACCCCCTCGTCGTCTATCTCGTGCTCGCACTCGTCGCGGTCGGCGGCTTCTGGGGTTATGGCGCCTGGAAATACCACGACGGCTATGTGACCGGTACGGCATCCGTCGAGAACGCGGTTGAAAAGGCTCGCGTAGAAGAGCGTGAGCGCCAAGAGGCGGCCAACGCCATGGCGCGGGAATTCGCGCGCATCCGCGAGGAATGGCTCGTTGAACGAAACATCAAGCTCCAATCCATCATAGACGAGAACGCCAATGCGGCTGATCAAGATCCTCGCCGCGACGAGCCTGCTTTGTCTGGTGACAGTGTCGTGCGCCTCAACAAAGTTCGTCGCCTCTCCCCCAAGCCTATCACCCCCGCCGGCAAGCTTTGAGATGGATTGCCCTGATGCGGTCCAGCTTCCGAACGGCCCCATGAAGCAACGGGACGTCGAGAAGTATTGGAGCCGGGACCGGGTGTCTCTCATTGAATGCGGCGATCGGCATGCTGCATTGCGTGATTTCTACCAACAACGCGACGGCGCCTTGAGGGCTAAGCCATGACCGCCGTCCGCACACAAGGCGAAAGGCTATCCGCTTTGGAAGAACGCGTCGCCAATGTGAAGGACGATGTTGCAGACCTGAAAAAGGATGTCGCATCCGTCCGCCGGGACGTCACTGAAATCAAGGACATCCTGACCCAGGCCAAGGGCGGCTGGCGCGTCCTGATTGTCATTGGTGGGCTGGCAGGTTCGATGACGACCGCCGTCCTCTGGCTGATCGGCAAGATCTGGCCATTCGTTTCCGGCCTCCCCCGATAGGCCGAAGTCCGAAACGGGAATCCCCGTAACGGAACAAAATCAAAGACTTCCCTCCCACATAAAGGGCATCCCATGTCCCGCTGGATTGCAGCGGCGCTGGCCATCATTGGCTTCGCGCTGGCAGCCTCCTATTGGATTGCATCAGTCGCTACGGCAAAGCCCGCCCCCAAGGCTGGGTCTGTCGTGAAGATCATCAATGGACCGGGTCATGGCTCCGGTGTCCACATAGGAAACGGATACATCCTCACAGCAGCCCATGTGACCAAGGGGTCTGAAAGCGTCGAAGTTCTTTCAGACGATGGCAAGACGACGAAAGCCGAAATCCTTTGGTCAAGTAGCGCTTACGACGTCACGCTGTTGCGCGCCGATATCAAGGCGAAAGCGTCTCCGCTCTCATGCCGGGAGCCATACGAAGGCGAAGCCATCCGCGCATCCGGCAACCCATATGACCAGAAATTTGTGTCGGCAAGCGGGCATGTCGCAGGTGCGGCCCGTGAATATTCACCCTGGAAACGCGTGTTCGTCGTGGACACGACAATGGTGCATGGCATGAGCGGCGGCCCGACTTTTGATGCCGGGGGCAATGTCATAGGCATCAATGTCGGTGTGATGGTCGTGAGCGTCGGGATGGCGTCCTACGTTGCATCCTTTGGGTATGTTGTCCCGTCGTCATCGATATGCGGCCTGATGGGCCGGGCGGTGCCGGCATGAATCCACGCCTTACCGACGATTTGGCGATCGAGGCGGTTGAGGCGCTGCGGACCTACGGCAGTCAGAATGCCGCCGCAAGGGAACTAGGTGTCGCCCGCTCGACCTTCCAGAATCGCATCCACCACGCCGCGCGCCGCGGCTTTATGGGAACCGGCCCCGTCCTTCCGGGCTATCACATCTCCAAAGAGACTGCCGTCTACAACAAGGACGGCGACCTTGTTCGTGAGTTCATTCAGCAGAAACCGGATCATGGGGAGGGGTTCGTTGTCCCGTCTGGCCACACGATCAAAGGTGTCAGCGCCCTTGTCGATGCGACCGGCAACGAGATCGTCAAATGGGTGAAGACCCGCGAGGAACGTGACCCGCTTCAAACCGTCGAAGCGATCAAGGAAGCCTTCGTCGATTACGAGAGCCCGGTGCGGCCGATCGCTGAGCCGTCATCCTGCGTGATCGATCTGATGACGCTGGTCCCGCTTGCCGACTGGCACGTCGGGATGTCCGCATGGTGGCGCGAGACCGGCACGAATTGGGATCTCAAGATCGCCGAGGCGGTCCTTGGCGCCGGTATCGATGGCCTGATCAGCCGGACCCCGCCATCAGGCGAATGCGTCATCCTCGGTGGTGGTGACCTCCTGCATTCCGACAATAACAGGAATGAGACGGCCAACTCTGGCAACGCGCTGGACGTGGACGGCCGCTATCAGAAAGTGCTGATGGTCGCCTGCAGGCTGATCGTCCGCACCATCGATGCGGCGCTGAGACGGCACGGGCGGGTGACCGTGCGCATTCTGCCGGGCAACCACGATGAGCATTCATCCGTTGCCGTCGCGTATTTCCTGCTCGCCTGGTATCGCAACGAACCCCGCATCACCGTCGACACAGACCCGTCGCTGTTCTTCTGGAAGCGGTTCGGTCTCGTGATGCTTGGCGCAACCCATGGCCACACGGTCAAGATCGAAAAGATGGCCAGCATCATGGCCCATCGCCGGGCCGAGGATTGGGGCGCCACGAAATACCGCTTCGTCCACGGCTTCCACTGGCATCACAGCCGGAAGATGGTGAGCGAAGGCGAGGGGGTTATTTCCGAGATTCATCAGGCGCCAATCCCCCAAGACGCTTGGCACTTCGGATCTGGCTTCATCTCGGGTCGATCGATGCAGGCCATCACCTATCATTCCATGTTCGGCGAGGTGTCTCGCGTGCGTGACGTCATTCTCGATGCGGAGAAGACGGCAGCATGATCATCACCCGCTATGCCAAGCCCGCTTTAACAGCGGCCAACGCTAATAAAGCCTCTGGCGATTCGTTTTACCAAGAGGCCCCGAAGCTCGAGGATCTCCGCGATTTGCCAGGATTCGCCTATATAGGTCAGCCATTTACGTTCTACCCGCACGGTCACGCCGCTGCGGCCTATGACGGGGCGGCTGCGGCTGCCGCACTGATGAAGCGGGGTTTCCGCGTCTTCTCGCCTATCGTACACTCATACCGCATCGCGCAAGTTGGCTACCTCTCCCAAACCGATCAGGACTTTTGGGAGCAACAGGACAAGCCGTTCGTCGATGCGGCTTCCTCACTGATCGTGCTGATGCTTCCCGGGTGGGAGCACTCCAAGGGCCTCGCCCATGAGATCGATCAGTTTGAAAAAGCCCGAAAACCCATAGTCTACGTCAGCCTTTCAGACCTGGATCAAACCACATGAAGGGAATGGTTGTTGGCCTTATGGGCTATGCGGGGGCAGGCAAGAGCGAAGTTGCGCGCCACCTGCAGGAGCGGCATGGGTTCGAGGCCCCGCATATCGGCCGGCCGTTGAAGCGGATGCTGGCCGAACTTCTCCGAGAGGTCGGCTATGACGAAGCGATGATCGCCCGGTTCATAGATGGTGACCTGAAACGCTCTCTAATCCCTGAGCTGGGCGTCACCTCGACAGAGGCACAGCAGACACTCGGCACCGAGTGGGGGCGCAATTGCATTCATCAGGATCTGTGGCTGTCGTTGTGGCTGTCCAAGGTTGACGCCGCCTTGCGCGCCGGATCGCACATTGTCCAGGAGAGCGTGAGGTTCCCCAACGAGGTCGCCGCTCTTCGGGCTAGGGGCGGGCGTCTGATAGAGATAAGAAGGCCCGGTGTCTCCG